CCAATTTCAAATGAAATATTATCTGCATTAATTGTGGTATAGTTAATTACAAATATAATTTTACCTGCTCTAACTTGTACCGCAAAGTTTTTTGCATCTGGTAATGCGTTTTTTGCTTTAATGAATCGATTAATAAATTCATCATCTACATTGATTGATACTTTATAATCTGGTTCTGCATTAATAGTTGGAACTGCTGGAATAACTGATGTATCTGCTAACATGAATGTCAATTTAGTAGATCCTTCTGTAATCTTCATTGCATAATTCTTACCACCTGCTTCTTGAACATTGATATTAATATTTTCACCTACTGCAGATAACATTTTTGTTAATGCACCTGTATGATTAATACCTAATGATCCTTTCATGAATGGAGTTGTATTCCATTGAATCTTACCTACGACTGTTTGATCTCCATCGATCAACTCACAATTAATACCACTACCATTTTCTTTAAGTGTTACCGCTTCGCAATTACCACCTAAATAGTATCTATTAATAAAATTAACTAATTTACTTTTTTCCATAACTTATTAAAATTTAAAAAATTCACTGAATTTAACTGCATCTGTAGTCGAAATACTATCGCCTCCAAATTTCTTATATGTTTTGATATATGATTCATATACCTGCATTGCATTATCCGGATCTGCAAACATTTCATGCAAAGATAATATAACATTAAATAATTCCGTTGGTATTGCTGTTTCTAACAACTCTACGTGATTATTAACTAATTTATTAATATCCTTAACCGCTTCACAATATAGATGCGTATTATGAACAACCATTCTAGGCATTCCTTCTTGTGAATATCTATCTAATCCGCTAGCTGTCTGTCCTCCTAAATATTCATATGTAAAATCTTTACATGCTGGACAATTGATACTACAAGGAACTAATTTAGTTTTATCAATTTCAACAGAACCTTTATTCTTAGCAATATGTGTCTTTCTTCTATACTCAGCATTTTTAGGGAAATACAATTCCGTAAAAGTTTGAGTTTTATAATTAGTCGAATGCAAATATGTACCAAATACCGGATATTGTCCTGGCGATGATGAATCCGTCATTAATTGTATTCTACCATCAGTTAATTCATTAAATAACTTTTGAATTGTCGATAAAATAAAAAAATCTGATATTTTAGAAATTCCTAATAAATGTACATATTGAATATGTTTCTTTTCAAACTCTCGCTCTTTAAGCATTAATGCAATTACATACATAAAATCAACTAATCTCTTAGGACCACCAATACACCAACCATGAAAGTCAAAATCCTTAAATTTATGATACCATGTATTATATTCCTCATTAAATGTTCCTTGTATTACATTTAAGAATTTAGTCTTACCACTTTGATGCTGTTCAAACCATTTAAAGTTGTCAAAACTAATATCCATTGCATCTTGGAATCGATTTTCAAATTTAACTCGTGGTGGTATATCTAAATTAGCAGCTACATCAGAATTTGCTTCTAACCAATGAAAGATCTTTTCTCTCAGAATTCCAGTGCCATCCCATTTAAGGGCTCCTGTTGCAATCTGGAATCCTCCTGAATCACCAAATACAAATGTTTCATCATCTAGGCCCAATTGTTGCCTGAAATCCATTTTTTTGTAATGATGTCCTGCAGTTACTAGGAACTTGTTATGTCGCCATAGTTCTGGATATTCTTTTGCAAAGAATCTCATTGTAGTACCGTCAGAAAACTTTGTATCCTTTTTAAATGCAGATACCATTGATCCGGCAGATAAAGATGGAATATAAAAGAAATCTTTATAATGACTCGTGTCTTTGTTATTACTCATTTATTTGTTTTCATTTGTTAGTAAATATTCACAATATTCTTTTTCGTGCCAAACATTAATTTCTTGCTTAATATCATTAATAATAATATACGCTTCCATTTGACGACCCAGGTCCGCAATATCCGGCCAATTATATCTTTGTGTCTTATTGCTTAAATCATAATACATAACTACATGTTGCAAAGCTAGATATGCTTTGTCTGCCTGGAATGGTTCATATAATCTAGAAGTTGGCACAAATTCAGGAAATGATCTAAAATTAGGAAATACTACATCACAACCAAATGTAACTGATTCTAATACCGTCCATGATACATAATCCTGCAATGATGAGTTAAATTGAATCTTTGCAGTTGCTAATTCTGTATAATATTCTTCTTTAGTTAAGTTAACTAATAATTTAAATCTAGGCTGTTGTTTTGCAAATTCATATAATGCGTCAATAACTCCAGGTACCATTGATTTAAACGATTTGCCTGACGTCGTTATATGCCATGTCCAATCTTCATAAGAGTCTAAAAATCTTTTTGCTACTGATAACATAAAGAATGGATTTTTTTCTTTATCTAATCTACTAGAAAAGATTACCTTTTTTTCCTTAGGATCAGTGTGTTTAAAGTTAGGCAACACATCTAATGTCATTTGCTTATGCAAAGGTAATGATACTACATGAATTGGAGATTCAAAACCTGCTGCTCTTAATTGGTCTCGATGTATAGTAGATCCTACAAATATACCAGACATTCTTTTATCTAAACCTAATTCGAATCCTCGCATCCAATTACGCATTGGCCAAGTAAAATCATATTCATCTACACTTTGTGCATGTAGCATTCCATATATTTTAACTTCAATGCCATATAGATCCAATGCATACAAAATAGATTCAATGCCCGGATGCCAATAGTCTTGCAAAAAGATAACATCGCCATTTTTGACCTGATCATTGTTAAGCATATCTAAGAAATTGCTACATTGTGACATAGCAAATTTACCTCTACCAACCGCATCTAATACAGCACCAACTTTAATTTGTTGATCTGGGTCAAAATCACCTTCAATATCAATAAAATTAGCTTTGCCTGATTCTACATATGGTTTAAATGTATCAGGCATCCAATGTTTAGATAATTGATATGTATATCTTGCTTTAAGTGGTTCTAAACCAAAATAAAATATATTCATAATTTATTATTTAATTAATGCCCAACTGCTATCACCAAAAGTAAACTCAGGAGTTCCTACTATCTCATTTACTGCGGATGATACAGCTTTTCTTAAACGATCATTTCCTTCAAAATTCAATATTTCTTGTCGTTGTTTTTCTGTGTATTCAATTTCATAATCATGACCTGCAATAACACCGCCTTGTTTAACTTTAGAAACATATAGTTGCAAATCTAGTTTTACTTGAATATTTGTGTGTAATCCATCAACATATAAACAATCAAAATAATCATTTGCAAACATATCTACGATGTCTTGACTATACAATTTGCATTTAACAATATTTTTATGTTTTAATGTAGCTTCATTGAATTTTCTTTCAACTGGTTGGAAATCACTTTCATGAATTAAATCATTTTCATCGTGCAATGCATCCCACGGATCAATTCCTACAACTATAACATCTTCACCTAATACAGATTTAATCATGTTAATTGATTCTCCAGCATATGATCCAATTTCTAATATACGTTTTACATTGCGTTCTTTTAAAAAATGACAAAATTCTAAAAATCCTTCATGCAAAAAACTACCTTCTGGTCGCATTTCAATAATTTGTGTATTCATATTAACCTTTCTTTTTTTATTTCTCTATTACTGCACCATTTTCAAAATCTTCCCAAACTTCAACTTTATAAAGTGATGGAAATGATTCTAATAACCATTCACCAATCATTTCACAACTCATAGATCCAAATTCTAATACATTGGTCTCAGATCCAGAAAATCCAATTCGCAATCCTTTTTGTATCTTTCTGTTTAACATAATAAACTCTTCATCTCGATCGGTATGCGTTACATTTGCATAACAACGGAATCCAAACATATGTCTGTGTCTATCTGATAAGAATCCAACTTCTGGAAATATTTCTTTTGCATCGGGCCAATTATGGAAACCTTCAATGCTAAATGTTACTACTACACTATATTTCATCTAGTTCGTTTGTTTCGTCAAATTTATAATTGTCTGGAGTAATTTTCATCATATTGCATTTTGTAACTTGATGAACTCGATACCAACCAGCATCTATACTAAATGTATCAGTTTCTTTAAGATATTGCATTGCATCATCATTAATTCTATAGATAATATGACAACGATTAAATAAATCAATTGGAATTTTTTTTAGTGTTTCTGCATTTGCTTCAATTGTAACTGCATTAAAT